AAAATATATCACAGGTCTTTTGGTGATAACCCGGAAGCAGGTAACGGTATCCGTACATCTCTTGGTGTACTTGAGGAAGTTGGTTTCCATGATAACTTGAGAGATTCTCTTGCATCCATGAAGGATACCACTTATAACGGACCTCGTAAATTCGGAACCATATATATGTTTGGTACTGGGGGTAACATGGAGTCTGGTAAGTCTGAGGAGGCCATGGAAGTATTTAATGATCCTGAAAGTTATGATTGTTTATGCTTCCAGGATGTATGGGAAGATTCTGGAGACATAGGATTTTTCGTACCGTATGAACTTGGTCTTAACGAATTTAAAGATGAGGAAGGAACTACAGATCTTGAAGCAGCTGTAAAATTCGTAGATGAAAAAAGGGATAAGCTTGCTAAAGGTAAATCTAAACAACCTTTGTATAAAGAGATGCAGAATAACCCGCGTGTTCCTTCTGAAGCATTCCTTATCACAGAGTCAAATATTTTCCCAATTGGTGAATTGAAAGAACATCTTAATTGGCTGAAGGCAAATCAACATGACGGATTTGTGCAAGGTCAAAATGGTGAACTCGTATTCAGCCAGGCTGAAGGTGAAGACAAACCTAATTTAAAATGGAAACCAGATTTAGATAATCGTCTTACACCAACCTGGTATAAGATGAAGAAGTCGGATGATACTACAGGATGTATTCAAATTTGGGAACATCCGTACATGGAAGGAAATCAAGTTCCGTACGGATTGTATGTCGCAGGGACGGATCCATACGATCAGGATAAATCTGTAGCAACCGCATCTCTTGGGTCTACTTTTATTTACAAAACATTTCATACACGCGAAGGAATATACGAATGGCCTGTTGCAGAATACACAGCACGTCCGTCAACTGCAGCGGAACATCATGAAAATGTACGTAAATTATTATTGTATTATAATTGTCGTGATCTGTATGAGAATGAGAGAAATACGCTGAAGATGCATTTCGAACACAAAAATTCTCTATATTTGTTAGCGAAGACTCCGACAATACTTAAAGCGACGGAGGGTTCTAAAGTAAACAGGACATACGGTACACATATGACCGACCATATTAAAGATGAGTTGGAGATATATACCAGGGACTGGTTGCTGAAAGACGCGGGAGACGGTAAGTTAAACTTACACAAGATATACAGTATTCCATTATTGGAAGAACTTATTTACTATAACCGTGTAGGAAACTTCGACCGTGTGATCGCGTTTATGTTGACTATATGTCATAGATTAATGAATCACCACATTAAGGTTCAAGAAATAAAGGAAGACGGTGTTGGAAAATTCGCAGAAACTGATAACTTTATGAAAAGGGCCCTTAATACTGGATTCTTTAACGATTAAAAAATATGAGCGATTACACAAGCAACCATTTATATGCAGTAATGCCACCACAGAAATTAGCTTTCAAAAAGAAAGGTGATAAGTGGAAGCAAAATTGTGTCGAGGCAATCTCAGCCATGGGAAATACACGTTACTTAAACGGTAGAACATCCTGGCAAAGAAAACAAACAAATTACGATTTAGTAAATTCAATTATTGATGAAAGCGATTTCAAATATGTGATTGATCCGTATGGTATTGGTGATAAAGCCAAAAAGGGCCAACCTGCTAAAATGCGTGATATCAACTTAATCGTAAATAAGATTAACAGGTTGAAAGGTGAAGAAATGGAACGTCCATTTAATTACCAATTAATTGCTACAAATGGAAACGCTGTTTCAGCAAAAGAAGATCAAGAAAAAGAAATGCTACTTTATGTAGCTCAAGCTAAATTAGCTGAAGCTCTTGGTGTTGATCAGCAAGAAATAGTTAGTCCTGATTCTGGAGAAGTTGAACCGCCACAAACTTTCGAACAAATTGAAAAATGGAAGTCTTCTTCCATGAAAGATATTCGAGAAAGATGGGGTAATAACATTCTCCAATATTTAAAATATGCAGAAAAACTTGAGTTAAAATTTAACGAGGGATGGGAACACGGACTTGTAGTTGCTGAAGAATACTATTATGTTGGTATTGTAAATAATCAACCAAAAGTTAGAGTTTGTAATCCTTTAATGTGCGAGTTCGATCGTAATCCAGATAATCCAAACATTGAAGATGGGGATTGGTTTCGTGAAGATAGGTGGATGACAGTAGGTCAGATATTAGATGAATATGGTGAATATCTTAAAGATAGTGAGATTAAAAAGCTTGACGAAGGAGATCTTAGAAATGGACTTTCTAACCAAATGTTCCCTGAATACGCTTACACCCAGTCTGATATCAATAGACATGAAAGTGGCAATTACTCAAATAGAACTCGATCTAATACAACTCATCATTTGGTAACACATGTTGTGTGGAAGTCAATGCGTAAAATTGGCTTTGTTACTTTCGTTGATGAAAATGATGAAGAGCAAACAATCACTGTTGATGAAGATTTTAAATTAACAGATGAGATGAAAGCGGCAAGCTATACCCTGGAATGGGAATGGATGCCTGAAGTGTGGCATGGTACCAAAATTGGAGATGACTTTTTTGTCAATATTGAACCAATGCCAAACTCATCAATATCTATGGACAACCCAAGAGAGGTTAAGTTACCATATATTGGTAGAGTTTATAATGCTACAAATTCAGTACAAACTTCACTTGTTGATTTATTAAAACCCCATCAGTACTTATACAACATTGTATGGTATCGTCTTGAAACAGAACTTGCGAAAGCAAAAGGTAAGAAGATGGTAATGGATATTGCTCAGATACCGAGATCTGAAGGTATTGATTTAGATAAGTGGATGTATTTCTTCGACAATGTAGGTATTGCATTTATCAACTCTTTTGAAGAAGGTAAAGAAAAGTTTCAAGGTCAAACATCTCAGTTCAATCAGTTCGCGAATATTGACATGGGATTAAGCCAGGCTGTAGGACAATACATTAGTATCCTGGGTAAAATTGAAGCATTAATGGATAAGGTTGTAGGAATTACTCCTCAATCTGAAGGTCAAACTTTCGCAAGTGAAACTGCAACTGGAGTTCAGACTGGTATCACTCAAAGTAGTTATATTACTGAACCATGGTTTTATGTACATAACGAGATCAAGCTTAAAGTTCTTGAATCACTTATTGAAACAGCGAAGTTTGCATATCCGGACCAAAAGAAATTACATTACATTGTTGATGACGTAGAAAGAATTTCCGTTACAATTGACATGAATAAATTCGCAGATTCTGATTACGGATTGTTTATGACTAATTCAAGTAAGGAAACTAAGATTTTCCAGAAATTGGAAATGCTGTCTCAACAGGCAATGTCATCTGGAGCTGCTACATTCTCAGACATCATTAAAATGTTCAAGTCTAATTCTATTGCTGAATTATCTGATCATATTGAAACTGCAGAAGCTCTTAGAACTGCAAGAGAACAACAACAAGCTCAGGCAGATCAACAAATGCAACAACAAACTATGATGCAAGCTGCTGAAGAAGCAGATAAAGCAAGAGCGTTTGAAGCAGATCAAAATGATAAAGACAGAGAAACTAAAATTCGTACAGCTGTTATTTCAAGTATGGGATTCGATCAAGACATCCAGGGTAATGAAGTTAACGACATGGTTGCGTACGGAAAATTATCTCTTGATGAATTAGAGGCTGAAAGAAAAAATAATATTGAGAATAGAAAGATCACTCAAGAATCGGCAGATAAAGCTGCAGATAGACAACTTAAAGAAAAAGAAATTGCGTCCAAAGAACGTATTGAAAAACTAAAAGCTAAAACTGCATTGAAGAATCCAGTATCAGGTGAAAAGAAAAAATAATTATGCCAAACCCAAGTTATGATGCGATGAGTAAAGTTCTTATGAATAGAAATAAGAACTTGAGATGGGTTCAAAGAGCTTTTGATCCAAATCAAACTTCAGTTGACAACGGAGATGGTACTACTTCTACTCACAAAATGATGTCGAGTGATATTGAAGATGGTAAGGTATTGGTTTATCCCTCTATAATTGAAAAAGATGGGCAGTTGGTGCAGTTAACAGAAGATGAGGCTGCTGATTATGCATTTAAAAATAAAACTGGAATTGTTCTTCCGAACAAACAGTTTGCAAAATATTTTGAAAATAAAGGATATAAAAACGCAAGTGGTATGAATAAAACTTATAAAAACGGAAAAGCCCCTAAAAAGAAATACATGGGAGGTCTTGCAAATATTGCAGGTTCATTGGCACAAAAAGGTAGTAAATCCCCATTAGGAAAAGGTGCGGGGCTTTTGAGCGACATCGGACAAGCTACAAGTTTTTTGGGAACTATCGGAAATAATGAAAAAGCTGTAAAAGCTGGTAACATTATGAACAACGTAGGGTCCATGGGTACTACTGTAAACAATTCCTTTGAAGATAAAAAGAAAGAAGCTTTAGATTTAGCTATTAAAGCCAAGACTGGAGGGATGTTCAGAAAAGGTAAAGGGAAAGGGAAAGGGAAAAAATCATCAAAGATGAGCGGAGCTATGTTTAGCGATTTCTCAAAATATAAGATGGGTAAAAAAAGTTGCTAAGATTTGGTAAACTTTTCTCCTACTATATAAAAGTTTTACATATACAGCGTATATTAATTACTTAACATATATAACCAAAAAAAGTATATTTGAATTATGGGACAGACAGAAAATAAGACAGAAGAACAACCGTTCCTTGACATTTTTGAACTTGATCACGATAAATACGCAGATGATAAGTCTGTGGAAGAAATCGAACAAGAAGTTGTAAAAGAGGGTCATAGCGACGCTACTAATGCAATTAAAGAAGAAGAGAACGAAGAAAATAAAAGTGTTGCCAACGAGGAAGACGATTCCGATGACAAAAATGGCGCAGGGAAACAGGCCGAGGAAGAAGGTGGATCCGACGATGAAGACGGATCAGGAGAGGAAGATGCCCCTGCTAATCAGAATCAAAACCAAAATGACGACGAGGTAACTCCAATTCAAAACATGATGGAGACTTTAGCTGGAGATGGTGTTCTTGAGTTCGACGAAGAAGCCGAATACGAACCAACAGCAGAAGGTCTACAAACATTAATTCAAGAAACAGTAGAGAAAAGATCACAGAAAGTTCTCGAAGATTTCCGAGGAAGTCTACCAGAGACAGCTGGTAAGTTACTTGAAGTTTTAGAAAAGGGAGGTACCATAGAAGATTTCCAGGCCATTAATGCAGAAATTGACTTTAGTAAAGTTGATGTCAACAATGAAAGAAATCAAGGGTACTTGGTGGAAGATTGGATGAAATTGCAAGGGATGGACGACCTTGAGATTAGAGAAGCTGTAGAAGGATATAAAGCTGCAGGCTTACTTGAAAAACAAGCTAAGTTTGCACAAAAGAAACTTCACGAACATCAGACAAAAACATCTGAAGATCGTATAAAAGCTTTAGAAGAAAAACAACAAGCAGCTGAAGAACAAGCTGAAGCAGATGCGATTGAGTTTGAAAAGAAAGTAAAAGGTTTAAAAGAAATTCAAGGATTTTCATTAACACCCAAAAAGGCTGAGAAATTATACGATTTCATCACTAAGCCGGGCGAAGATGGAAAGACGGAGTTCGAAAAAATGGACTCAGAAGAAAACCGAATGCTTTATGCCTTAATGGCAATGGAAGGTTTTGATAGATCAAAGTTGAGTAAACAAGAGGCGTCAAAACAAGTTATTAAACTTAAAAGAAAGTTAGGTAACTTCCAGGATAAAAATGTTAGTCCTAAAGGACAACAAAATAGACAACAAAAATCTAATGATGGTGGAGTAGATATTCCATGGTCGATTGGATAAAAAATATTTAAAAATTAAATTTTTCGAATTATGGCAAGTAAAACACAAGTATCCCCGTTACAGGTCTACCAAACAAGAGACTTCAACGGTTTAGCGGAGTCGAATCATTTATCAAATGCGTACCTTACTGAACCAGAAAAAGTTGGATCGGTGTTAGCTTATGCTTTCGGTATTCAGGAGAATAATGTTCTGTCTTTGTTAACTGGAGGAATCGGAAACACTCTTTATGTTTCGAATAGAGAATATGAGTGGGACCTACACTCTCAATCAGAGAGAGCAATCGAATGTGCAATTGATTCACCTGACGCGTCGAACTCGATGCCTGGTTACGGTGGTCAACCATTCCAAATTGTATTAGCTGAAAAGTGGTTTGAGGTATCAGACAACTTAGTAGCTGATGATGCGAGAACTCAAGTTCACGTTATCGCTGAACCTTACCAGTCTGGAAACGGATGGGTATATATGGTACAATTAACTGATCCAAATCCAAAAGCATTCTGTGACCCAGCATTTTTAGTGACTGGAGCAAGATGGTCAAAAGATTGGTCTTCAGTTGAAGAGTACTCAAACAAAGGTGGTGGACACGGGTATTCAACTCCGTACAAGTTACGTAACCAATTAACTACTTTAAGAAAGACTTACAAGGTTTCTCGTGAGGCTGCTAAAGCGGTTATGGTTGTTGAATTATTCGATCCAGCAGATCCTTCGAAGAAAACTAAACTTTGGACTAAATTAGCTGAGTGGACTGCTATGGCTAAGTGGTACAGAGAAATGGATAGATCTTACATCTACTCTAAGTACAACAAAGACTCGCAAGGGTATGTTAAACTTCAGGGTGAGAACAAAAGACCTATCTACCATGGTGCTGGTTTCAGAGAGCAAATCTCTCCTGCGAACAAGCGTTACTACACAAAACTTACTTACGAGATCTTAGATGAGTTCTTATTAGACTTATCTTACGCAGCTTCTAAGTGGGGTGGTGACCACAAGTTTGTAGCGTTAACTGGTAAAATGGGTATGAGAGAGTTCGATAGAGCGATCAAAGAATACGCAAGAGGAAATAACATCACTGTTACTGACCACGGTACATTTATCACTGGTAAAGGTGCTGAGTTAGGATTCACAGGATACTTCAGAACGGTAACGTTCATGAACGGTATCGAATTAACTGTGAAGGAGTTCCCTCCATACGATGATATCGTAAGAAACAGAGAGTTGCACCCAATCACTAAAAAGCCTGTTGAATCTTACAGATTTACAATCTTAAACTTCGGTAGAAAGAATGGTAGATCTAACATCCGTAAGGTTGCAATGAAAGATTCTGATATGGCAATGTGGCACGTAAATGGATCAACTGATCCTTACGGAGGGATTGCAAAAGGAATCAACGTTCAGAGATCATCTGGTATTGACGGATACGAAGTTCACTTCTTATCGCAGTGTGGTATCATGGTTGAAGATCCAACATCTTGTGGAGAATTGATTTTAAGATCTATCTAATAGATTTCAAGATACAGGGGAGGTTTTTCCTCCCCTTTTTAATATTTTTGGGAAGAATTTTTAAAGAAGACAGAATATGTTAGTTACTATCAAAAAGCATGAGAGAGAAGTCTCTTGGGGAGCTAAAGACCCACGTACTGGAAAGTTAAAAGCACAATATGACAATACGTCAACTAAATGGGTGCCTGGCTTGAATAGAAGTACCGGAATGTTGAGAACCGGTTTATCAAATTCTCAAGAAGAAGCAAAGTTTGAAAAAGCTTTAGGACTTGAAAAAGGTTCTTTGAAAATATCAAGTGAGTACTGGGATAATTTTATGATTATCATTCCAGAAGATGGCTTACAATTAAATACAGATGTACCAATGCACGAGCTTTGGTATAAAGTATTACAAGCAGATCCAACAATTGCAACCAATCAAGTGGAAGCAAACAAACCAGGAATTGAGTTTGTGATGGTTACTGCAAATGAAGAAGCCAAATCTAAAAACAAAGAAAGAGATATTATTGCAAAATCGTACGCGAAATTTGCAACAATGACTCAAGATGAGGTGATCGATGCATTATACATGCTTGGTGAAACACCTACTTCTACTGATCCAGAAGTTTGTAGAAACTTACTTGGAGACAGATTAGAAGCAAAACCATCTGATTTCTTACGTGTAGTTGGGGATCCATTCTTCGACGACAAGGTTTGGTTAATTAAATTAGTTAAGAAAGGAATTGTTAAAAAAGATGGCGTTGGACAAGGGTACAACTTACCATTAAGATTTAATGATATTTTACTTGGAGAGTCAATTGACGCTGCAGTAGCATATCTTAAATCAAAAGACAATCAAAATATTTTAATAGGTTTGAAGAAAGCTGAAGAGGCTGTAAACAAACTTGGATAAAAAACTGAAGTAAATGACTATTGCGGAAATGCATCAAGAATTTAAGATCGCCAGAGATGGTGTTGATTCGAATTTCTATCCAGAATTATTGGATGCTGAAATCGACTACTACTTAAATGAAGCGATGGACCGTATAGTTAAAACTCGCTACGGTAAGAACAACATCTACCAAAAAGGATTTGAAGAGATTCAAAAACGTACGGATGATTTAAAAAGACTTACAATTTCGAGATTTGCTGAAGTTACACTCGTTCCTTATTATGATGCAATTAATGAATCGATTTATCGTGCAGATGTCGATACATTATTTGAAGACGAAGCTCAAACAGTTCCAGCAGGAGAGGTGTATATGTTTTACATTAAGTCTACAGTAGACACATGTACAGACGATACGCTCAATTGTTGTGGATGGAGAAGGGTAAATCTTAGACAACAAGATGACTTATCTCCTATAGCTGGGGACCCTTTCAATCGTCCAAAGGCAGGTAGGCCGGTGGTTTTCTTTGAAGATGGCGACTTATACGTCTGGACAGAGAGAGGTGGAGTGATTAGGAATGTTTTGCTTACTTTTATCAAGAGGCCAATCCGCGTAGACTTAGGTACTTACGGGGGTGCAGCCACTGATTGTGAATTAAGCGAATACATTCACAAAGAAATCGTTCAAATGGCGGTTGATATTTCTCTTGAGAATTTACAGTCTCCGAGAGTACAAACCAACGAAGAGAACGTACAGGAAATGGAATAAAAATTTTTTTTAATTGTAAACTTTAAAATTTAGAAGTTATGTCTAATTACAACAATGTAAACAGAGTGATGATTGGAGACGGTTCAAATGCCGGTCCTATTACACACATCTCAGGAATCCAAAAAGGTGACTTGTTCTTAGTAGACGAAAAAAATCAGATTGTTGACACGGTAGCAAAAGCTAACGCGTTACCAAGATTTGAAAAAGTATATATCGCTCAGGGAATCGGAGCTGGTATTGCGAATCTGTCTTCCCCAATTCAAGGCAACACTGCTTCGAAGTTCGAAGGTAAAGCTTTCGAAGGTGCTTCGGAGCAGGTTGTCATTTTGGGATTCAATGGAACTCCAGCGACAGGAATCAGCATTACAGCGGATACTGAGTACAGATTAAGAGTATTAATTAAAGATACTCACAGACCAAACGGAATGCGTCAGACATTATCTGATGTTAACTACACAGCTGGTGCTGCAGATGATGCTGCTTCAGTTGCTGCTAAAGTAGCATTCTTATACGGTCAAAAAGATTACAGTCACAACTACATGGCCGATAAGGTTAAGTTAGAAAGAGTATCTGATGGTACTTTCGCTGCTTTCCCTGTTGGAGCTGATGCTTCAGTTGTGAATGGAGGTAAAACTGTAACTACTGCAGTTGCTCACGGTTTAACTGGAACTGGATTTGTAAGAATCGGTGGTACTGGTGCTGGTGAGGCAGTTTATGGTTACACTGTAGTTGATGCAACTACTTTAGAATTAGATGTTGAGTACGTTGGAGCTACTGCTACGGTATTAGCTGCAAACATCGGTGACTTAACTGCTGTTTCTGAGTGGGGATTCAAATTAAGTGGATTATCTCAAGAGTCTTTCATCAATAACGCTCCAAACGAGCCGTTAGATCAGTACGAGTGGATCTTATTTGATTCAGTATTCTCTACTGCTGATGATTTATCTTCTAACCAAGAAGCTGCTACTTTCACTGAAGTATCTGCTGTGAAGCCTGGTCAAGGTTTCTGGAAGCAAGTTGCTGATAGAGAAGAAGCTGCAAAAGGTTACTTCGGAGACACTTCGAAAAGAAGATTCCACGACAAGAGAATTAACTCTGTAGTTGAGGTAGGTGTTGAGTACGGATCTGTAGTGATCACTCACGCTGATGTACACAAAGGAGATTTCCAAGGAGATTACGCTGCTCCATTATTAACTGAGATTTACATCCCATCGGGTTCTGCTCAAGGAGATGCAACTCCAGCTTCTAATGAGTTCTTAGGTATTCTTAATGGATTCTTTTCAGATGTTTTAGGATTCCCAGCAATCCCAACATTATAAGAAGTACTTATTTTAGGAGAATACGAAAAGGGGGCCAATGTGCTCCCTTTTTTTATACAGTAACTTTAATTATATTTACAAGACATGTTAGCTTCAGAAATCATATACAATATAAAGAACTTGATCTCGGGTGGTGTACAATCAGATGATATGACTCCCTCCGACAGACAGATCCTGTTTATCATGAATTATTATAGAGCCCGGCTGTTGAAACAAGATCAAGAGCAAGGTAGATTTGTACAATCTTTATGGGTACAAAACCTTGGATGTGTTAATGTGATCCAGGCAGACAAAAATGATAAATGCGATATCGACGATTGTATTTTGAGAACTGAATTGAAACTTCCAAAACCATTGGAATCTCACACTGGGATGAATTTCACTTTTGTAGGAACTTCGAATGGTAGACCGTTTCAACATAAAGCACATAACGCAATGTTTTGGAAAAGAGCTGCAAAATGGACAGGTATGGAACCAGCTTGGTATTATCAAAGCGAATATATTTATTTGCAAGATCCTCCTGGTAAAATGTTTTCTGAATTAAACGTTCAGGGAATTTTCGAAGATCCGTACGAAGCTATGCAATTCAGAACATGTGCTTGTCCAGACAATAATGAAGATTGTCTTGGTACATTTGATTTTGAGTATAAAATGCCAATGCACCATGTTGATACAATCGTTAAGTTAATCGCTGAAACTGAATTAAGAGTACTTACTTCAATTCCAGTAGATAATTCAAACAACAGTATAAATCAATTAGCAGAACTATTGAATGCCGGAAGTAAGTAATGGTTATAGCTTGACGCACGCGTACAAGTATTACAAAGACAAATACTATCCAAAGGGGGAACAGTATAAAATTAGTAAAAGAGCTTATCGAGACATGTGTTGTGATTTTAATAACATGTTAATCGAAGATGCTTTTGAGGGAAAGACAGTACAACTCCCGTACAAAATGGGACGTATTAGAATTAAAAAGTATGAAATAGCTTACAGTAAGCTAAAGATTGATATAAGAAAAACAAAAGAAACAGGACAAACTCATTATCTGTTAGACATTCCTGAAGATGGATATCTTGCAAAATGGGCTTGGAATAAATTAAAATCTTTATCACATCATGTAGTTTACTATTCTTTCAAACCTACTTGGAGTAATGCAAGGAGATTGAGAAAGTTCATTAAGCAAAAAGATATACATAAAAGGTTTTTGACATGATCCACAATTTAAGTTCAATCGATAGAGTAATTAACAAGATCATAACTGATTTAGGTCTTGGTCAAACTGAAGTTCCATATCAATCATTTATTGAATGGTCTGCGGATGCACTTGAACATATTGGCTCATATTACCAATTTGAAGAAAAGTCTTGTCAAATAATGATTGAAGATCATACTGGTAAATTGCCTTGTGATTTTCATAAACCGATTAGATTTGAGGAAGGATGTTCAATACAGCCTGGCCATACAGGATTCTTCGGAGGTTCATTACAAGCTACTTTATCTGCGTGTGGAATTGAATGGGAATCTCTTCCTGCGTATGAGAGATTTCGCATAGTAGCCGTACCGGGCCTACAACGAGCTGATTTGGCAACTCCAAACCAAATTGCACATACTCTTCAAAGAAATAATGATATGATTGGTGATATTTCTGCTACGAAATTTACCGATATGGATTACAACATAAACTTCAATAAAGTAACAGCCGCGTTTAGATATGGAGTTATTCAACTTAGATATCTTGCAATGCCTGTTGACGAAAGAGGTTTTCCACTTGTACCAGACGACGTAGCCTTTAGAGATGCGTTATTCTGGAAGTGTACAATGCATCTTTGCATGTTGAATCCAATGTTACTTAAAAATCCACAACTTCGTAATTACGAATATTGTAGACAAATGTGGCAAAAATACTGCGGTCAGGCAAGAGCCCATGCTAATATGCCAGATCTTGAAACAATCGAAAGATTGAAGAACAATTGGTTGAGATTACACAATGATGTAAATTTTCAAGAAAACAATTACAGAGAAAACGGTACGTCTGGATATACAAATTTAAACGGTAGATACTAATGGAAGTAGATATTAATCAGTTCTTGGGTGGAATGAATGAAGATCAACACCCAAGTAAGCAAAAGGAACATACATCTCGACGAAAATTAAATTTCGTTCCGATGACCGAAGACGGTAATATGTACAGCATTAATAATGAGTCTGGTACAGAGATTATGTCTGGTTTATCTTTTCCTGCTGGATTTATCCCTATTGGATACAGTGTTCTTAATTCTGAAATAATTGTAGTATTGTGCGATAGTACTGGAAATAGTCAAGTTGGATATATAATTGAAGACTCTAATCCAGATCCAACTTACGGTTTTTATCATCCGGTTGCTCCATATGACGATGTTGCTCTCACAGTTCCGACAAATAATAATGAATTTGGATTCACTCAAGCTCATCCGGTTGATTGTGTTAGTAGAAAATTAATTAATGGTCATCGTATTTTATATTTTACAGATAATAATGTTCCTTATGGTAGAGTTGATTTGAATGATCCTCCAATTGTAGGATCTGTTGCGGATACTGTAAAACTTACATTTAATCAATCTGTTCCCACAATTGTAATTGATGAAATTGTAGAAGGAGTTGTTGGTACCATACAACCTGGTGTAACACAGTTTATTACTCGATATATTACTAACACAGGAGGTGAAACTACATTTGGTATTCCAAGTCCACCACTTCCAATGGTACCTTCTTTGAAAGATGATGGAGTTAGTGAATATTCTGGAGAATTTTATGAAGCAGGTCCAATTAATAAAAATATTCGCTTACGTTTTGACAATGTTGATACTAATTTTCAACAATTAGAAGTTGTTGCGATATATTATGAAGGATCTGAATCTATATTCAAAGCATCTGTTGTAGCGCAATTACCAATTACAAGTACTTCAATTGAATATCTATATACAGGGCCTGATACTGAAGCTTTAATTGATCTCACACAAGAAGAACTTCGTAAAATAAATATATCATATACTCATGCTAAATGTATCGAGCAAAAAGATAATACTCTTTTCTTGAGTAATTTGAGAGATGATAAAAATAAAAATGTAGAATTACTCCAAGAGATTGCGAATAAAATTCGTGTAAAATATAAAATTCAAGATTTACAGTTTTCAGGAAGAGGTGCCGATTTTGAAACTTCAGATTTATTTTTTACTAATTCTGGAAGTCCTTACATAAATAGTGTTTTTACACTAATTTTAACTATGACTGAAGATGTCGATCCTACTACAGGTGCTGATATCACTCAATATAATCTTGAAAAACCAGGTCAGGTTGCAGACGGTACAATTACTGTATTAGATTATACCGCATTGTTAGATGGTGATACAATTATAATAGATCCATCTACCGGAGGTCCTGGGTTAACACAACCTCTTGTAACTCTTACAGCAAGAACAATCCCATCAGTCGCTGATGAATTTTTAATTGGATCTACAAATGCTGAAACTGCCGAGAGTATTATCAATGCAATTAATACTTCCCCAAACGTAATTGATTTTATTGCAGTTCCTGGAGCCATTCCAGAAGAAGTAAAATTACTTTGGTCAACTATTGATTTGGATGCAAATGGTGTTTCAATTACATATTCTGCAGCTGCAACTACAATATCTACGGTAAATTTTGCAAACGCATCGACAACTCCATTTACAGATCCTGCAACATCTGCTGTTGTTTCAGGTAGTGAGGTAACTCTTACTTTTGCAAACTTTGTAAGTACAAATGATGCACTTGTTGTAGGTTCAATCAATAATAACTCATTACCTGCAGAATCTTTTACAACTGGTTCTGTAGGTCTGTCTATTGTTGCACAACAACCCGATACAGCAGTAGATCCAGCAGAAACAGCAGGGTTTATTGATTATACAAATGAACTTAGAACAATTTCTTCTAAAGGATATAGAAGAAATGAAGTTTATTCTTTGGCATTTCAATTATTATGGACAGATGGTACAACATCCCCAGCATTTCATATTCCTGGATATGCGGGTTATGTAGATGATGCTCAATTTGCAACAGGTACAAATAAATTTGATCCTGGTACTTGGCCTTTATTATCTACTGTACCAAACTCATCTGATTTTGTTGGTACATATGTATCTGAAGTAAATTACCCTTTGGATTTAAAATACCCTGGAGATGAAGCGGGAGATGATAATACCGAAGCAGGTCCTGGACCAAACACTGTTCGTAGAATAAGACATCATTGGATGCCATCTTTAAATAATGAACCTCATTTTAAAAATGTAGGTGGTACTCAATTTATTAGAGTCCTTGGATTAGAATATGAGTTTACTCAAGCTATTCCTCAGTTTATATTAAAAGATGTACAGAATATCATTTTTTTACGAGAAAAAAGGAATAATTCTACTAATAAATCAATGTACGCACAGAGTGTTACAAACAATCACTTGC